ACAGGCCAATGAAAGGCTATTACAAAGGCAAGCCGCGCGGCGTGTTTGAACTGGAACAACGGTTCCGCGCAGAATTGGAACAGGAGGCAAGAGCATGAGTAAAGCTGTTTTGATCAGCATTCGCCCGGAGTGGTGTGAGAAGATCATGAGCGGGCAGAAGACCATTGAGGTGCGCAAGACGCGCCCGAAGATGAACCCGCCGTTTAAGTGCTATATCTACAAATGCGGAAACGGCAAAGTCATCGGGGAATTTCTGTGCGATGAGATCATCAACATTAACGGCGCGGGAAGAATCCCATCGGACATTGCACGGCCAACCTGCCTGGAGCCTGCGGAGCTGCACCAGTATCTCGGTGCTGCGGTTGGCTACGGCTGGCACATTTCCAATCTCAAAATTTACGATCACCCGCGCGATCTGTGGGAGTTTACCGGCCTGCGGGAGACGAAATTCGGATTGGCACCTGGGCCAATCACGCGCCCGCCGCAGAGCTGGCGGTATGTGGAGGAAGAGTTATGGAGCGACTGACTAAATGGAACGAATCATCGTATAAACACGCCTATTACCCGCGCTGCTTTAAAGAACCGTGCTACGGCAGAGGGTGCAAAATTAAGGATTGCCCGTTTGAAATAGCGGTGTGTGAGCGACTCGCAGCCTACGAGGACACGGGGCTGACGCCGGAGGAAATCAAGGCTCCGTTTACGGAGGATACGATGATAAATCTGGCAGCGCAGGCGCTGGGCGTGGAGACTAGCCGCCTCCGCGGGCTTGCCGAGGCCGACAAGGACGGGCGCGTGGTCGTGCTGCCGTGCAAGGTGGGCGACGGGCTTTGGACATTCTGTAGTCACCCGGTCGAGCAAGTTTACAGTTTTACTGTGACAGATATAAGCACGCTTAATGGGAGAACTCTGCTGAACACATCACGCTGCGGCGTTATGGATGCACGTGATGTCGGCAAGACGGTTTTCCTCACCCGCGAGGAGGCCAAAAAGGCGCTGCAGGAAATGGAGGGCAAGGCATGAGCGACCCGGGAGTAATCCGTGGGACGATTAACGGACAGGAAAAGTATTGCAGAATCCCAATCCGTAGCCGCCTGTATGAATCCGTGATGGAAGATAATACGACGGAGCTTTCCTCGGAGGCGATTCTCGCCATGCCACATGACAAGGCGGCTGCGGTGATTGATGCAATTATGGCGGACTGGCTCTACTGGCTCAAGAGAGCCGGGGAGCTGTGGGTGCTGACGCACAATTCCGCCGAGGAAATGGAGGGCAAGAAGGATGGCTGAACTGAAACCGTGCCCGTTCTGTGGCGGTGAAATTAGCCTTGTTCTGTGCGATGACGAAGGAAATCTGCATGATGAGTCATATAGAGAACGTCCCTATAGTGGGCTTGGCTGTATGCTTCACCATGCTCACGAGGACAACCCGGAATGCCCGATTGCAAGCTATGAGTGCGATGGCGGGATTTTGGGTGGTGTGTATATTTACGACACGGAAGAACAAGCCGTTGAGGCATGGAACAGCAGGGTAAATGAGGAAAGAATGTTAGATTTTCCAGTAAAATACACCGAAATATGCGCGTTGTACCATTTTTGCGTCGATCTTGGAATCAAATGCACGATAGAGCGCCTGCACGACGGCTATGCAGTGCGTTTCCCGGACGGAAGTGACTTCGCACAGCATCATGGCACATATGGCGGGACGGAAGGATGCGTTGAACCGGCTATCGGGGACTCCGAATTTGACTATACTGCAGTCGGTTTGAACCTCGCGAAGGATCTCGTGAAGAAACACAAAGGCAAATTGGAGGCCGACCATGCCTGACAAATACATCAGCTGCGAGGCGGCACTTATGAAACTAATGCAGGACGGGTGCAGCGCAAAAAACTTGCAATCCATCTCGGATATGCCCGCCGCCGACGTTGCGGTGGTGCGACATGGGCGGTGGATTCACCATGAAGACGGTGTATTCACTTGTAGTGAATGCGGCAACGCAGAATCTAACGACAGCTATTATTGCAGACTATGCGGGGCGAAGATGGATGGAGCTGCCGAATGAGCGGACTGCGGTTTGAATCGATGGCGGACATGCCGCCGAGGATGCGGGAGGCTTACGCGCGGCAGATGCGCGACCTCTCAGGCGCTGCGGCGCCAGTTCCCCTTCACAAGGGGATCCAGGGGAAGGCAAAGTATCACAACGAGCGGGCTGAGCGGAACGGGATCAAGTTTGACAGCCGGAAGCAGGCGCGGCGGTATGACGAGCTGATGGTGATGCTGCGGGCCGGGATCATCTCCGATCTGCGGCTGGAGCCGCAGTTTACCTTGCAGGAGAGCTACATCACCGAGGCCGGTGAGCGCATTCGCGCAGTGCGGTACACGGCGGACTTTTCCTACCGATTCGGCGGCAAGCTCGTCGTCGAGGACGTCAAGTCCAAGCCGACGCGGACAAAGGAATACCTGCGCAATAAAAAATTCATGCGCTCGAAATTCGGGGTAGAGATACAGGAGGTTTAATATGCCGGAAGAAAAAAACGAGGGCAGTCCGGGAATGCCGTGCGGCCTGCCGAAAAGCGGGAACGCCTGCATGAACCGCACGACGGCCTGCTGCCTGAAATGTGGCTGGAATCCGGATGAGCAGGTGCGGCGCAGGGCGCTGCCGCTCGTCAAGGGCGCGGACGGCCTGCGGCACAAGGATATCAGCACCAAGGAATAGGCAATCAGCCGGGGAACCATATTTTATCGGACTTATGCCGCAGCCGCTCCGCCATGAGACGGCTGCGGGAGGATCACCCCGGCTTTGCACCCGGCGCACGGAAAATCCCTCAAGCCCGTGCGCCGGGAAAGCGCGTGTGGAACGTGCGCGCGAACGGAACCCGTCAACGTTACCCAACACGGGGTATCGCATAGGCCCCGTGCATCGCTTGCCTCCTTTTTTATAAGCCGCCTGACGGCAGTCAAGGGTGGCTCGCCCGGAAATGCGCAGCGTAAGTCAAGCGAGCGCGGCGCGCCGGTGCGCAGGCGGTGAAAGTCCGTCCTGCCTACGGGGGCCGGAATACCGGCCCCCAGACGAAGGAGTGTGAAACTATGGGCAAATCCAACAAGGTCGCGTTGGTCTGCCAGGTCTGCGGGGCCACATTTTACAAAGTGCCGAGCGCAATCACGGTGGAGACAAGGTGCTGCTCGAAGGAGTGCCGCGGGAAAGTGCAGGCAGAAAGACTGGAGCAGCGCCGCCGGGAGCTTGCAAAGGAGCTGGAGGGCCTGCGCACCGAGAGCCCGGAAGGCGAAAAGCGCCTGCCGCACAGGCTCGTCCGAATCCGCATAACGGCCAAAGTCCCGGTATGGCCGGAATACCAGCCAAGGATCGGAGCCACATACCGGGCGGAGCGATACCCAATGTTCAAAGCGCCGGGATATGTGATCGAGTCCGGCGGCAAAAGAATCAATATCCGCGCCAATGAGTGCGTGGAAGTATGAAAGGAGCATTAAAATGGCAGAAATCATGGGAACTTTTGCGCACGACCTCGACAATTTTGTCGCGTACTACGAAAAGCTGAATTGGGATACCAGCTTCCGGGGCGAGGCATACCCCCCGCGCATCGTCATGGAGCAGTCCACGCCGCCGCTCTTTGAAGTGGGGGCGGACGGCGCAAAGACGCTGGTGCCTAATCCGACGATTCAGATTATTGGCCGCCCGGAGACTGAAGTTATTACGACCGGCAAGCTGCAGATCGGCAAGAAGGATTTCACAAAGCTGTGCAACCGCGCCGCCGCGCTGCTGGAGCTGTTCCTGCACGGATTTATGCAGGAGCGCAAGGAAATGGAGGCGGCGCAGAATGACTGACACGGGGAAACTCTATTGGTCTGCGATCAAGACGTTCGGCGTGGATCTGCAGCTCGCGGTTGCCATCGAAGAAATGGCAGAGCTGACGAAGGAACTGTGCAAGGCGCAGCGGACGATATTTGCGGCGCGGACAGATCTTGGGGATGGACGGATCGATAACCTTGATGAGATCGCCGAGGAGATTGCAGACGTGCAGATCGTGCTGGAGGAGCTGGAGCAGCTGTATGGCGCCAAGAAAAAAGTGCAGAAAATCCGGCAGCAGAAACTCGCACGGCTGGAAATGCGGATCGAGAAGGCAAGAGAGGCACGCGGGGATAATCGTGAGCATACCGCACATTAGGAAGATCTGGGCCCGAAAGGGGATCCATGGTATGCAAAGCTGAATGGGCCGGGGCCAGATCCCAAAGGAGCGCGAGGCGCGTGGGGGCACTGCCCGAAATGCGGGGCATCAGATTGCGAATGGGACGCTGAGACAGACGTATGCACATGCAAAGCATGCGGATACACGAACTGGCCGTTGAAACTGTGGCCGGAATCTCCGGCCACGCTTTGAGCGGGCAGAAGACCTGTAGGGGCGGACGGCTCTGTCCGCCCGGGAGAAAGAGGTGTGGATGATGGCAAAGAGACACAAGCGCCGCCTGTTTACAGGGGCGGTATGTACGCAGATCGTGTATACCGTATCGGATGGCGCGGACAAGAAGACCAGCAAGCCGCGAAAGCCGCGCTTCCAGACGCAGGCAGAGCGCGATGAATTCAACAGCAAGCAATCGCTGGATCGGCTCGTTGCGCTGATGAACGCCAATTTCTCGCCCACAAGCCTGTATTCCACCCTGACATTGGATGCAGAAAACGAGGTACATACCGCAGAGGAAATGCGCAGAGTGCGCGACAACCTTGTGCGCCGTATGCAATATCACTATCCGGAGGCCAAAATCGTTGCTTTCTACGGAAGAGGAAAAACAACCAATCGCTTCCACTTGCACCTGGTAACAGAGGGGATCCCGGAAGAAGCCATCGGCGGGCTTTGGGGGCTCGGCAACGTGATCGAGGTTCGGCACCTGCGAAAGCACAACTATTATATAGATGAGCAGGGAAACAAGGTCGACCACGGCCAGGACTACACAGCACTTGCCAGTTACCTGCATGCGCACTGGAGAAAAGAATTCGGCGGCCACCGGTACAAGGCGACGCGCAATTGCATCCGCCCCGAGCCGGAACCTGCAACCGAGGCCGTGCGCGAGTACAGCCCAAAGCATCCGCCTGTCGCCCCGCGAGGCTATATCCTCGTCGAGGCCCGGACGACAAAGTACGGGTATCAATACTATAAATATGTAGTCGATCCGAGATCAGAGCACAAGCGGAACGGGAGCCGCTTAAATTAAGCCTTGTATATGCGTAAGGTTTTAAGACGAAAGGGTGATAGGGACGAGCGACTACTGGCACAGGGAGTATATCTGCCCATTCTGGCAGGCAGCCGGGAAAAAGACGATCCGCTGCGAGGGAGAATGCGTGCTCGCATTTCCTGAGCGGCGGGAGACAGCAGACTACATCACGCGATACTGCGCCAGCTTTGACTACGTGCGGTGCAGCATCGCGGCGGCAAAGCTCCGATACTACGAAAGAACAGAATGAGAGCCGAAGCGCATGCGGAACGCCGTATGCGCTCATTCTGCGTGCGTGGGGTGAAAAGATTTTCCGGATACGCTATGCTGAAAAGCAGAAGGGAGGCGTGAGCCATGGCGAGGAAACCGAAGTATGAATCCGTGGAGCAGATCGAAGAGCTGATCGAGGCGTATTTTGAGAGCTGCAAGGGAGAGATCCTGCGAGATAAGGACGGGGACATCGTTTTCAACCAGAAAGACGGGACTCCGGTCTGGGTGGGGCGGAAGCCGCCGACGATCCCGGGGCTTGCGCTGGCACTGGGCTTTTCCAGCAAGCAGAGCCTGTATAACTACAAGGCCAGGAAAGAATTTATGGACTCGATTTCGCGCGCGCAGACGCGCGTGGAACAATATACGGCCGAAAGACTGTTCGACCGGGATTCTCAGCGGGGCGCGCAGTTCGCGCTGGAGTATGCGTTCCGGTATCGCAGAGACGCCGGGGACGAAAAGCAGGATCAGACGCCGCGTGTGCTGCTGGAATGTGACGCGGAGGACGCGAGCGAATGAGAACGCTGGATCTCGGGCGGGCGCAGCCGAAGCAGACACTCTTCCTCAAGGACAAACACCGGCACATCGCCTATGGCGGCGCGCGCGGCGGCGGAAAGAGCTGGGCCGTGCGGACAAAGTCGAAGCTGCTGGCATTCCGGTATCCGGGCATTAAGATCCTGATCGTCCGAAAGACATACAAGGAGCTGCAGAATAACCACATCGAGCAGCTGACAGCGGAGCTAGCCGGGTTCGCAAAATACAACCGGTCGGACAAAATGTTTCGCTTCCCGAACGGGTCGACGATCTCTTTCGGGTACTGCGCAAACGAAGGGGACCTGGGGCAGTATCAGGGCGCGGAATATGACGTGGTATTTATCGACGAGGCTGGGCAACTACAGGAGAGCTGGATCCGCAAGATCAATCTCTGCGTGCGCGGAACGAATGGATTTCCAAAGCGGACGTATTACACGCTGAACCCCGGCGGGCCGGGGCATGCGTACTTCAAGCGTGTCTTCGTCGATCGGAATTTCAATCCCGATGAAGACCCGGATGACTATTTCTTCATTCAGGCAAAGGTAGAGGACAACAAGGCCCTCATGGATACGCAGCCTGATTACCTGCGAGAGCTGGAGAATCTGCCGCCGACGCTGCGGGCAGCGTGGAAGGACGGACGCTGGGACGTCTATGAGGGACAGTTCTTTGAGGATTTCCGGGACGATCCGGAACACTATCAGGACCGACGCTGGACGCATGTCATCGAGCCGTTTGAGATCCCGGACGGATGGACGATCTGCCGGAGCTATGACTTTGGCTATGGAAAGCCGTTTTCCTGCGCATGGTGGGCGGTCGACTATGACGGGACGATCTACCGGATCATGGAGCTGTACGGCTGCACGCGGACGCCGAACGAGGGCGTAAAGTGGACACCGGACAAACAGTTTGAAGAGATCCACAAAACGGAGATGCAGCACCCGTGGCTCAAGGGGAAAACCATCATCGGCGTGGCGGACCCCGCGATCTGGGATGCGTCGCGCGGAGAATCGGTCGCAGACACGGCTGCGCGGTACGGCGTATTTTTTACGCCTGGCGACAATGAACGCATTGCAGGCTGGATGCAGTGCCACTACCGGCTGCAGTTTGACGAGGATGGATATCCGCGGATGTATGTCTTCAACACCTGCAGGGCGTTCATCCGGACGATCCCGACGCTGATCTATGACGAGCATCGGGCGGAAGACCTGGACACAAAGATGGAAGACCACGTCGCGGACGAATGGAGATATTTCTGCATGTCGCGGCCGATCAAGCCGATCCGCGCGGTGAAAGAGCAGCGGATCCTCTTTGATCCGCTGGACATGATGAAAAGGAGGTAAGGCCATGCTGGCACCACAACTGACGGAGACTGAGAAGCAGACCATGATGACGGAGGTCTTTCTCGGATACAACCACAACCTCGAGCTGGCGGACGGGGAATTCTACGACATGGAGAATCTGTCAGCGGATGCGTATCCGCTGCTCGCGCCGCGGCCAAGGCGGGGGACGGCGCAGGCGCTTTCGGGCGTGCAGGGGATTTTGGCCAAGGACGCGCTGTGCTGGGTGCAGGATCAGGTTTTGTACATCAACGGCGTTTCGATGGAGGCGTATATGCCGTCCGTGTCGATCTCGGCGGGGGAAAAGCAGCTCATCTCCATGGGCGCGTATCTGTGCATTTTCCCGGACGGGATCTACTTCAACACCGAGAAGTATTCCGACAATGGGTACATGGGGCAGGAGAACACCGTCAACGCGGCAAGCACGAACATTGACATTTCCCTGTGTCTTGTCGACGGGACGGCGCTGACGGTCAGCTACACGCAGGCCAGCCAGCCGGAGAGTCCGTCGAATGGCCAGTACTGGCTCGACACGTCCGGCAAGCTCCACACGCTCAAGCAGTGGGCGGAGGCGACGAGCCAGTGGGTATCCGTGCCGACGGTGTATCTGAAGCTTTCTGCCAATGGCATCGGTCGAGGTTTCAAGCAGTATGACGGCATTCAGCTTTCGGGCCTCAGCGGAAACGAGCAGGTCGAAAAGCTCAACGGCAGCCAGATCCTGTACGACGTGGGAGAGAGCTATATCGTGATCGTCGGCCTCGTCGACGAGACGACGAAGGTCACGAGCGGGACGGTGAAGACGGCCCGGAAGGTCCCAAGCATGGACTTCATCACCGAGAGCGGGAACCGGCTGTGGGGCTGCAAGTACGGCGTGGCGGACGGCGAGACCGTCAATGAGATCTACTGCTGCAAGCTGGGCGATTTTAAGAACTGGGAGTGCTACCAGGGCGTGTCGACGGATTCGTGGCGCGCGAGCTGCGGCACGGACGGGAAGTGGACCGGCGCGGCGACGCTGGCCGACAGTCCGATTTTCTTCAAGGAAGACTGCTTCCATCGGGTGTATCCGTCGGCGACGGGGGCGCATCAGGTGGTCGTGCAGAAGTGCGCGGGCGTGCAGAATGGGTCGAGCAAGAGCCTGGTCGTGGTGGATGACCGGCTGTATTACAAATCGCGGATGGGCGTCTGCGTGTACGACGGGAGTTTGCCGCAGGAGATCGGCAGCTGCTTTGGGACGAAGCTCTACTACAATGCCGTCGCGGGCGGCGCCAGAGGAAAGTATTTCATCAGCATGGAGGATGAAGGCCATAACTGGTCGCTGTTCGTCTACGACACCCGCAAGGGGTTATGGCACAGGGAGGACGATACCCACGCGGCGGACTTCGCCAGGGTGGACGATGAGCTGTATTTCCTTGAGGATGGAACGCTCAGGACTGTGTACGGGAGTGTCGGGACGCTGGAAGGCCCGGTAGGCTGGATGGCGGAGACGGGGATCATGACGTATGGGCTGGTCGGGAAAAAGTATGTGTCCCGGATCAACCTGCGGATGCAGCTGCCGAAGGGGTCGAGCGTCGATTTCTGGGTGCAGTACGACTCCGACGGGGTCTGGCGGCACTGCGGGCATATCGAGGGACGGGGGCTGCGGACCTTCCTGCTGCCCATCCGCCCGGCCAGATGTGACCATCTGAAGTTCCGGCTGACGGGAAAGGGCGAGATGAAGCTGTTCAGTCTGGCGCGGGTGCTGGAAGCGGGGAGTGATGCGTAATGGGATCTTTGACACTTGCATACCCGTCGATTGCGGGGAAGACGACGCAGGAGCAGCTGGAGAGCATGCGGCGGTATCTGTGCAGCGTGACGGAGCAGCTGAACCTCGCCGACTGGTCGGCGAAGGCGACGCTGACGGAGATCTCGCAGGCCATCGACGCGGACAGCCTCTCCGAGGCGGAGAAGAAAACGACGCTCTCCGGCTACGGAGCACTGAAAGCGCTCATCATCAAGACGGCGGACTTCGCCGCGGCGAACTCGGAGACGTGGTCGACGAAGCTGTCCGGCAGCTATGTGGCCATCTCGGACTTCGGCAAGTATCTCGAGAAGACACAGCTGACGATCGAGGGCAATTCCGTCGGCATCAAGCAGCTGTATGACTACACGGCGGGCGTCAACAATCAGTTCTCGGTGAATTCGCAGCAGTACATCAAGACGGGGCTGCTGTACTACAAGGACGCTGTGCCGGTCTACGGCGTGGGCGTGGGGAACATCGAGACGACGGTGACGGACGGCGGCGAACGGGTCATCGACCAGACGAAGAACGAGCTGGTGACGGTGACGCCGGACCGGGTGAGCTTCTGGCAGGACGGGCAGGAGGTCGCGTATTTAAGCGACAAGAAGCTGCATTTCCCATCCGGGACGCTGGAGGCGGCGGGGGCGGTGCTGTCGGGTAAGATCACGGCGGCAGCCGACTCGACCTTCGGGCCGTGGACGATCTCGGAAAGCAGCATTTTCCGCACGGCCAATGAATTTGGAGGCAGTGCGAGCATGTACTTCGGCACGAGCGGGCTTTCCATCAAGGACAAATTCAAGGTGGACGCGAACGGCAAACTGACGTGCACGGGGGCTGAGATCGGCGGAACAATCAACGCGACGGATCTGAAGCTAGACGGTACGAGCATCCAGACGAAGCTCAAGCAGATCATGGATGAGATCGAGATCATTACTGAAGGGCTTGTGACTGTTGGGCTGGAGATCGCGGGCACGAATTTTTCCGATGGCAAGATCAGCACGGAGGCGGGCAGCCTGAACTTTACGGGCTCGTCGTCCGCGGATTACGCCGTGGAACTGTCCAGCCCTGCGGTGCGTATCAAGTCGACAGAGGGCTCTGTGTATCTGCAGAACAAGGATGAAAGCGCGTGGATCCAGCTGCTCGCAGGCGGGAAGATCATTTTCCATGCAGCGTCCATCGAGGGGATCAGCACCGCAACGCCGGTGTTTGGGTGAGGATATGGCGACGTATACGGAAAAATGCTATACCGACAATGGTGGAACGCTGATGGAGACGTTGACCGAAGAAATTGAGGGGACAGAAATTGCGGTCACAGATACGCTGGCCTACAAAACATATGGGAAGGCATATGTTTTTATGATATGCAGAGGCGCAGGGCAGATGGATCGCTGGATCAAGGGCGAAAGCATCAATTTAAACCGGATACAACAAGGCGGCTCCGTGATAAGATTTTACTTTGTCCGTCGCGTTCAAGTTTCAGATTTTGCGTGGACAGACAATGATGATGAAAAAATCAAGGCTGGGCAGCATGTGTCGAATCTGACCGCAGCTGCGATGAATGACTTGTATCAAAAGCTGATCGCTATGAGCGAGCTGACAGGGGTGCGGGCTGATACTGTTCCTACAATTGTGCCTGGGGATACTATAACGGCAAGCATTGTCAGCCAGGCGTTTAATGGGATAGGGGGAGGGCTGTTATATGTCGATGAAGATGCGAGGCAAGCAATGTATGATGGGGTTAAGCCTGACAGCATCAAAAAAGGAGCCCCGATTTATGCACGGATACTGCTGAACATGAAGGCCGGAGTAAACAAGCTGATTCAGGCAATGCGGCCATAGCGGCGGAAGGAGATTGAAATGAACATCACAAAGGCAATCGTGCAGCTGCGGGAGCGGCTGATCATGGACATCAACCGGGCGGGGCTGCCGCCGGTCGTGGTGGGGCTTGTGCTGGACGGAATCCGGCATGAGGTCGAGCTGCTGACGGCAGCAGATATGCGGAAGGAGGACACAGAGGATGCAGGAAGAGCAGATGCAGCTGAGAATGCAGAATGAGCAGGCGAGCGGGCTGATGGCGCGAAAGGCCATCGGCGAAGAGCAGGCCAGAAAGGCCATGGACACGCTGCAGAAATACCGGCAGGGAAAGAGCGCCCTGGAGGCACGGGTCATTGCGTCGGAGGACTGGTGGCGCATGCGCAGCTGGCAGAGGATCCAGAAGGGGAACCAGGAGGACGACAAGTGGACATCGGCGTGGCTCTTCAACGTCATTATGGGCAAGCACGCGGATGCCATCGCGGCATATCCGGCCCCGGCGATCCGGCCGCGGGAACCGGACGACCGGGAGGAGGCAGCGAAGCTTTCCTCGGTGCTGCCGGTCATCCTGGAACAGAACGACTTTGAAGAGGTCTATTCGGACAGCCAGTGGACGAAACTCAAGCAGGGGACGCTCATCTGGCATGTGAAGTGGGATTCCTCGAAGCTGAATGGACTCGGGGATATCTCGGTGCAGCCGGTGGATATTCTGTCTTTTTTCTGGGAGCCGGGCGTGCGGGATCTGCAGAAGTCGAAGAACATCTTCCTGACGGAGATGGTGGACAACGATCTGCTGGTCGAGAAGTACCCGGAGCTGCGGGGAAAGCTCAACTCCAATCCGCAGATCCAGCAGAAGTACAACACGGACGACGTCATCAACTTTGACAACAAGTCAATGGTGGTGGACTGGTATTACAAGAAATATCAGAACGGACGGCAGGTGCTGCACTTTGCAAAGCTGGTGGGCGATACGATTTTGCAGTCGACGGAGAACGATACGGAACAGAAATATGACACGCTGACGCTGCCGGACGGGAGCATTGTGCAGCAGCCGGCCGGGCGGCCCATGGCCGAGACGGGGCTGTATGACGACGGGGAATACCCGTTCGTGGTCGACGCGCTGTTCCCGGTGGAGGGGAGCATAGCGGGATACGGCTATATCGACGTCGGCAAGTCGACGCAGGAGCAGATCGACCGGATGAACCAGGCGATCGTAAAGAACGCGATCATGGCGACGACGCCTCGGTGGTTCAAGCGGTCGGACGGGTCGGTCAACGAGCAGGAGTTCGCGGACTGGACGAAGCCGTTTGTGCATGTGGATGGGAATCTGGGGCAGGACAGTCTGGTTCCGATCCAGGTGAACATGCTCAACAGCAATTACATTGCGATCTTGCAGAACAAAATTGAAGAGCTCAAGTGGACGACGGGAAACACGGATGTCAACAACGGCGCGACAAACTCAGGCGTGACGGCAGCCTCGGCCATTGCGGCCTTGCAGGAGGCATCCGGCAGGAGCAGCAAGGATTCTACGAAGTCGGCATACCGGGCGTATGCGCGGATGATCCGGATGGTCATTGAGCGGATCCGGCAGTTCTACGATCTGCCGCGGCAGTTCCGGATCATCGGGCAGCGCGGGGCAGAGCAGTTCGTACAGTATAGCAATCAGGGCTTGCAGCCGCAGACGCTCTACGGCGCGAACGGGCAGCCGGATGGGCTGCGGAAGCCGGTCTTCGACATTGAGGTCTCGGCGCAGAAGGCGAGTGAGTACACGTCCATGGCGCAGAACGAGCTGGCACTGCAGTTCTTCCAGCTGGGATTCTTCAACCCGCAGATGGTCGACCAGGCGCTATCTACACTGGACATGATGGACTTCGACGGGAAAGACTCGATCATCCAGAAAATCCAGGAGAACGCGGACCTGCAGCAGCGGCTGGTCGAGTGGCAGCAGCTGGCGCTGGCGTTGGCAGACCGGTACGATCCGGTCATGGGTGAGGGGCTGGCACAGCAGATCCTGCAGGAGGGCGGACAGGCAGTCCCGCAGGCGAGCGCAGAGGCAGCGGAGAAGCCGGAGATCAACACCGGCGAGGCGCAGGAGCCGAAGATCGTGGAGAATGCGCGCAAAAAGTCGGAAGAAAGCACGCAGCCGGGATAAGAACCGACGATTGCGGCGGCCCGTTCCGGCGGGATTATTTCTGACTGGCGTGGGGTGAAGTTGGGAAAAGTTTGTGCTACGATGATTTTAGAATAAACGCCAGAAAGGAATTTATAGCATGGAAGGCGAATTCACGGGCGTAAGCGTTCAGGCGAACGCAGCTGACGCCGCCGGTCAGCAGAGCGGGCAGGAGGCAGCCGCACAGGCGCAGGTGCAGCAGCAGCCGGTCAACGTCCCCGACGCTCAGGGACAGGGTACACAGCAGGAAGAAACGTTTGACAGTCTGATCCGGGGCCGGTACAAGCAGGACTTTGATTCTGCGGTGCAGAAGGTCGTAAAGCAGCGCGTGCGAGGGCTGAACCAGTACAAGGGGCAGGCGGAGGCGATGGCACCGATCATCGATCAGCTGGGCGCGCTCTATGGGATCGACACGTCGGACCCGCGGAAGACGGACTTCGCGGCACTGGCACAGCGCTTTTCCGCTGACGAGCGGCTTTACAGCGCGGAGGCCATGGAAAAGGGCATGTCGGCGGACGCCCTCAAAAAGGAGTACGCCGGCAGGGCCGAGAATACGGCCATGCGGCGGCAGCTGCAGGAGTACCAGATGCGAGAAGCCTTCGCCGGGATCCAGGCAGACTTTGCCCGGGATGTGACGGCGCGGTACGGCGCGGACTTTGAGACCGAGATGCAGAACCCGGATTTTGCGCGGCTCATGGGCGCGGGCGTGCCGCCGAAGACGGCCTATGAGGTCATCCACCAGCAGGAGATCGCACAGGCACAGGCGCAGCTGGTGGCGAACCAGGCGCGAGAGAACGTCATGCGGACCATCCAGGCGCAGGGCGCGCGGCCGCAGGAGATCGGATCCGGCGCTGCGGGCGGAGAGAACGTCCCGATGAAAACACACTGGTCACGCGCGGAGGTGGAGGACATGCGCCGCCGCGCGGCAAGAGGGGAACGAGTGATCCCCTGAGAAAGGAGATAAGAAGCTATGTTTAAATCCAAAGTCGGATTTCAGTTTTTTGCTGACGCCGGTACGCTCGTCAACGCGACCGGCAACTATGTAAACGCAGGCACCGGTCAGACGACCGAATTCAGCGGCAACGACACGCTCGCGCCGACCATGAAGACGTTCTACGACACGCAGCTGCTCGAGAACGCACGGCCGAACCTCGTGCATGCGCAGCTGGCAGGCCGTCAGGCGCTGCCGCGCAACCACGGAAAGACCGTCGAGTGGCGCAAGTGGAACACGCTGAAGGACGCGGAGGAGCTGACCGAAGGCGTCATCCCGACCGGCCAGAAGATGGGCCAGACCAGCACGAACGGCGCGATCAAGCAGATCGGCCTGTATGTGACGGTCTCGGATCAGCTGGAGCTGCATGCGCTGGACAACGTCATCCTGGGCGCGACCGAAGAGCTCGGCGCTTCCGCGGGTACGTCCATCGACAAGCGCGTGCGCGACGCGGTCGTGGCAGGCTCGAACGTGCAGTACTGCGACAAGGTCGCAGCGGGCGGCGCGCATACGGCAGTCACCAGCCGTGCAGGCCTCGACCTGACGGCGAAGCTGACGCCGGACGAGGTCAACAAGGCCGTGACGACGCTGAAGAAGATGAAGGCTCCGAAGATCGACGGCAAGTACGTCGCCATCATCCACCCGTCGGTCGCATACGACCTGCGGTCCTCGGACGCATGGGTCGAGGCGCACAAGTATGCAGACGTCACGCCGCTGTTCTCGGGTGAGATCGGCGAGCTGCACGGCGTCCGGTTTGTCGAGACGACGGAGGCGAAGATCTTCAACAACTCGACATGCCCGGTCAAGACTGCAGCGTCTAGCGGAGGAACGACGGTCTACTACAGCGTGTACGCGACGCTGTTCCTCGGCAAGGACGCATACAAGATGATCGACCCGGAGGGCGGCAATCTTGAGATGATCGTCAAGGGCAAGGACGAGATCGGCGGCCCGCTGAACCAGTTCTCGACCGTCGGCTACAAGGCCGAGATGGCGGCGAAGCTGCTGTACGAGGACCGCATGGTCCGCGTGGAGAGCTGCAGCGCATACTCCGGTACGGACGAAGCCAACTGAGAAAGGAGCACATACAATGGCAACTGAGAAGACCGCTGCGGCGGCTGCACAGGCAAACCCGGAAGACGTGTGGGACGTCATGAAGACGATCTATCTGCCCCGCGGGCAGGAGAACGAGGAGCAGAGCCGCTTTGTGGCGGTAAACGGACGGACGTTCATGGTGCCGAAGGGCAAGGACGTGCAGGTCCCGCTGCCGGTGTATGAAGTCCTGATGAACGCGCGGATGGCGGAGGAGGAAGCCTTCCGCCGCGCGCAGGCGGACAACTGACAAGTGAATGCCCATGACGGCATGAAGCAGAGGAAGGGGCAGAAATGCCCCTTCTTTTGGTAAGGAGGAGACTATGAAAATCAGAGAAGCAATCGAGACGGTCGACCGGTTACTGCCGAACCAGTACGAGACGCCGGATAAGGTCCGGTGGATGTCGGAGCTGGACGGGATCGTGTATCGGGATATCATCTGTACACACGAGCACGAGAAGGAACCGGAGCCGTTCACGGGCTATGGGGAGGACGTGGATCTGGAAACGGAGCTGCTGATCCCGTGGCCGTATGATGAAATTTACCGCTGGTATCTGGGGATGAAGATCTGCGACGCCAACGGGGAGACGACGAAGTATGCAAACGAGGCGGCGAAATACAACAGCTACTATCAGGGGTATTTCAACGCCTACAACCAGGCGTACATGCCGAAGCAGTACGCGACACACTTCAAGCTTTAAGGCGGTGAGACTATGAGCGTATATCGAGTAGAGTCGGGCGGCAGGGCCCCGGCGGGGCTTTCAGCCGGCGACGAGGTTGTGACCGGGGGCGGCACGTACCGCATTACGGGCGTGAACGCGGACGGAAGCTATCAGTCGCAGCTGGTGAACAAGAACCAGACGACGCGCAACTATGGCGGAAGCTACCAGACCCGGAACAGCCCCTACACCATGTCCGGTGTTTCGGACTACACGAGAAGCAAGCTGAACGGACTGGAGGGAGGCTATACGCCGTCGGGCAGCGTGCAGGCGGCGCAGGCGTATCTGGAGCAGGTAAAGGCCAGCAAGCCGGGCGCGTATCAGTCGCGCTGGGACGATGAGCTGACGAGCCTGTATGACCAGATCCGGAACCGGAAGAAATTCAGCTATGACATGGGGACGGATCCTCTGTACCAGCAGTACCGGGAGCAGTATCAGCGTCTCGGGCGGCTTGCCATGCAGGACACGATGGGGCAGGCGGCGGCACTCACGGGCGGCTATGGCTCGACCTACGGTGAGCAGGTGGGCCAGCAGGCGTACAATGCGTATCTGCAGAACCTCAACGACATCGTGCCGCAGCTGCAGCAGCAGGCATATCAGCGGTATCAGGATGAGGGGACGGACCTTTATAACCAGTACAGCCTCGTGAAGGGCCGGGAAGACACGGACTATGGCCGGTACCGGGATACGGTCAGCGATTATTATTCGGATCTTTCGGATGCGCGGAGCGCGTACAACTCGGAGCGGTCGCTGGACCAGAGCCAGTGGGAGACGATGCTGAACTACTGGGCGCAGAAGGCCAACAACGAAAACGCTGCCTACCTGCAGGCGCTGGCGGCGGAGCAGGCGGCAGCGAAGGGCTCCGGCGGCGGTGGCGGCGGAGGAAGCAGCTCTGCGGGGCTGAACCTCATCAACGGCTACGGGAACCGGAACGAAAATGTGTCCATGCTGGATGCGAGCTACAGGGGCGTGATGCAGACGATCTCGACGCTGCTTGCGCAGGGGAAAACGGAGCGGGCCTATGATGAAGCCGTGAACGCGCGAAGCCAGATGAGCAAGCAGCAGTGGAACAACCTCGCAAATCTAATCTGGGAGCGCACGGGGCAGAAGATCGACAGCGGCGTCAGCTATAAGCAGGCGAAGGTCTCAAAGAGCAGAAAATAAGGAGGGCGGAATGAGCCTTATTTCGAAGAAGAAGTTTATGAATGGCGTCGAGAAGAACCAGTCGAAAGCGGCTGGTTCTTCCGGCGGTCTTATGAACCGGACGGATTTTGTAGCGGGTGTACAGAACGGGAACGAGGAAATGCGGCGCCGGCAGGCGGCGTTTGAGGCGTATCGCGCTGCTGTGCAGCTTTATTCCAGAGATGGCGAGAGCGGGCAGAAAAAGGCGGAGAGTGCGGGGGCGGCAATCAGCGGGAAGGTATCGCAGCAGGAATACAGCCGGTCTTCCGCGATGCAGACACAGTATGGATCATACCAGAATTACCTGCGCGGCGTGGAGGCGGCGCAGGGGCGGCAGCTTGGGCTGATGGCACTGCAGCAGCAGAGCGCGGCGCTGACGTTCCGCCCATCAGTCAAAAGCCAGAAGGATGATGTAAACAAGGCAATCGCGCGGGCACGGGCGATGAAGACCGTGGAGCGGGACCAGGTGCGCGGGATGCGGCGGACGTCGAAGCTGCTTGAAGGAGAGATTTACAATCGCGAGGTCGAGCAGGCGGACACGCACTTTTCCGGGACGGGTTTGTCTGAAAACGGAAAGAGCGTGACGCAGCTGCAGAACGAGATCGACGCGCTGCAGGAGCGCAAGGCGCAGGTCGACAGCCAGAGCGTGCTGGCCCGGGCGCAGGAGGCAATCGGGAATCTGAGCGAGGAAGACCAGAAGCTGCTCCGACAGTACCGCGGGCAGGAGCTGAACGGGTACAGCGTGCGGGCGTTTGCAAAATACGACGCGAAGACGGCGCTGAACGAGAAGGGCTATGACGACGAGAAGCTAAAACAGCTTGCAGAATGGCAGAAGGTGCTGGACGACTATGAGAACGCGCAGAAGCTCGATGCGGCGGCACAGGAGATCGGACAGCGGTCGCCGGTGGGCGGCACGCTGTTCTCTGCGGCGCTGGCACCGGGGAAGGCGCTGGGCAATCTGGAATCGCTGCGCGGCGTATTGCCGAAGTGGGCGGGCGGATATCAGAACGAGGATATGCCGACGAACGTTTACAGCCCGGCATACAATGCGACGCGGCTTTCCTCCGGGATCCGGGGGAGCGTGATGCAGGGGATGAACCCGACGGGGCAGTTTCTGTATCAGGCGGGCACGTCGGCACTGGACAGCGCGGTCAACATGGCGGTCTCGACGGGGCTCGTGGGAACCTTCGGCGGCGTGGCCGGTGCGGGGGCGAAGGACGCGGTTGCGGAGACGATGAACTGGGTGATGGGCTCGCAGGTTGCGGCAGACTCCGTGTATGAGGGGATCCAGAACGGGAAGTCCAATCAGGAAGCCTTGATCGACGGCATTGTCGAGGGCGCAATCGAGGGCATTACGGAAAAATACTCCGTGGGCGATATCATCGAGAACATGCTGAGCGGAAAGGCCGTGTGGAAGAAGGCGCTGCGGTCGTTTGCGTCGGAAGGCGCGGAAGAAATCGCGTCCAACTGGCTCAACCGCGCGTATGATGTGGTAGCGAAGCATGACCGGGGTGAGGTCATGTCTGCCTACGCGGCTTACATTGCGGACGGCAAGACGCCTGCGCAGGCGCTGGCGGCGATGGTTGGAGACTTCGCAAAAGAAGACAGCCTTTCGTTCCTTGCGGGCGGCCTGTCCGGCCTTGCCATGTCCGGGACGTATGCGGGCGTGAACCGCGTGATTTTGGAAGCAAACGTAACGCAGACGGCCAGAGCAGTCATCGAGGCGGGCGAAGTGCAGGACGTCATCGACTATGGCATGGCGCAGGAAGAGGGCACGAAGGCGCACCAGCTGGCCGAGGAACTGCAGCAGACCGTGGACGATGGCGGCGAGGTGACGCAGAAGGCCGTGGAGAACACGCTGCGTGAGGTGGCGAAGGAGCAGCAGGCGGCCGTGGACGAAGGGCAGGAGCCGCGCGTGCCGGAGACGCTGACCCGGCTCGAGCAGCTGCAGGAACAGGCCCGGCAGGAGCAGGCGCAGGCCGGGGCGGACGAGAAGACATTCCAGATCTACAAGAGCGCTGCGGAGACGGCACAGGAAAACCAGAGGCTTGCACAGCAATATCAGCAGGAGCAGGAACAGAGCCGCGCACAACAGTCTGTACAGGCCGTTCAGCAGGCGCAGCGGGCGGCGCAGCAGCAGTACGATCAGGACAGCTTGCTTGCGCCCATTCCGGGGACAGAGAATATGGGCGAGCTGGACATGGAGCAGTATGCCCGGCAGCAGACGGCGGGCGCGGAGCAGGAGCTGGACGAAGCGGCTGCGCAGCAGGAAGAACAGTATTTGCAGGAGCAGGCCCGGAGAGCGGGCTATGACGAGATAACAGCGTCGTATTTCCTGAACGGCAACACGACGGGGATGCCGGCGGAGCAGTATGCGCAGAGCTTCGGACAGGTCTATGAGCAGGGCAGGCTCGGCGCGAGCGAGCAGCGGGCCATGCGCTACGCAGAGGGTATGAATCAGGACGTGGCGGCAGCCGCCTATCGAGCGGGCCTTGCCGCAGGGCAGAAAGGAGCAGGCAATGGCAGTATCGAGGTTACTGATGAAGGACAAATCGGGCAGGCTGGTCAGCGTGCCGAAGGACAGACTGGAGGCGTTCGCCAAAGCACAGCGCAGCGGCAAAGAGCTGACACCGGAAGAAAGAGAGCGGAGGGTGCAAGAGATCTCGCAAAGGCTTGGGATGAAGTAACGCTTTCGGAGCTCGGTTTCGGAGAGAACAACGCGCAAAAAGTGCGCGTCATGCCGAAGGGGCAGGAGGGAAGAAGCGAGGATATCCAGGCGGCGGAAAAGTTCTTCCGGTCGATGGGCGTACAGAATGCGCGATTCTTCACCGGGCAGCTGACGCAGGAGATCGATGGGCAGACGTTTTATGCGGATGCCGCCGTGACGGAGGATGGCTCCGTGCTCATCCGGGCGGACAGCGAGGAGTATTCTGCGTTCGAGCTGGCGAAGCACGAGGGATATCACCTGCTTGTCAAGCGCTGGCCGGAGATGGCGGCGAAGATCCAGAAGCGGCTGCTGGGCGAGGGCAAGATCACAAAGGAGATGATCGAGAGCTACGTGGACGCCTACGCCGGGATCTACGGCGACGACACGGACGCCTACGTCGAGGAGATCATCGCGGATACCTACGCCGGCATGAACCGCACGGACTACGGCACGAACAAGCTGCGCGCGGACGTGAAGATGGAGGTCGGCAAGTGGCAGAAAAAATCCGGCAGCGCGAGAGCGCCACCGGCGAAAATGTCGATTGCACAGGATTTCAAAAGCAGAGTGGCGGCATGGTACAAGTCCGGGATGCCGGAGGGCACGTCCTTTGTGCTGGGTGAGACCGGCGCGACGCTGCAAGGGTTGGGGGCAATCGAAAGCGATATTTATATGAACGGCGAGAAGATCAGCACCATTCTGAAGGAGCACCCTGAAATGACGATCCGCGAGATCCAACGGATCCCGGAGATTCTGGACGATCCGGTTCTGATCCTGAAAAGCAGAAACAGCGCAAACGTAAGAGAGAACAGCAGACTTGTTATCTTCGGGACGGTAAAAGCCAGTGACGGAAGAGCGGTCATGTGCGTGATGGACCTTCGACCGACAGAAAACGGGCTGCTGCTGGATGATATGCAGAAGGTTGCAAGCGCGTACACGAAAGACAATCATCCAGACAGATTCGTGCAGAACAGTTTTGTCCTGCACGCAGACGAAAAAAGAACCATCCCGTTACTTAGAACAATAGGCTTCCAAATGCCTATCACTCTGCAACGCTATGGTTCTATGGGTAGTATAACCTATAAGGGGCCTAAAGTCAATCTGTACGGAGAGAAATTTTCAGATGTTGTAAGTGTTGGAACTACAGCAGAGACGGCAAAGAGGAAATTCTCTGCCAGCGCAGATCAAACGGCTGCAGAGCAGAGAAAGCAGAACGACAAGACCGCGCTCGACTATTTCGGGCGGACGTACAAGTGGAGCGAGACGGGCTATGTGCTGCTGAACGGCGCAAGGCTGGATTTCTCCGGGCGGCACGAGGGCGGGCCCGGCGGATACCGGACGGTCGATCATCGGGATATCATTGACGCGCTGGGCGAGGACTACGGCGGCGGAGATTACAGCGGCGGCATGGTGCGCTTTATGCAGGAAGGCAACATCCGCATTTCCCCTGAGAGCGGAGGCATCAATCTTGCTGTCATGCCGACAAAGGCACAGATGGACGCGCTCGGTGATTTTATCAGCAAGGAACGCGGCGAGGTCATTCTGGACATTGACGACGCGCAGGGCAACACGATCTCCAGCACGGAGTTTTCCAGAGGGACGCACGCAAACAAGGTACTGCAAGCAATCCGGGATTATTTTGAAAACGGGACGCTGCCGCAGGCGGACAACACGCCGTCGGTCAGCCAGTTCCGGTTCTCTGCCAGCGCGCGGCAGGCGTCGGAGCGGGATAAACAGAACCTTGAGACCGTCTCTGCGATGCTGGACGATGGGAGCGGGCGCGGTGTGTTTAAGGACGCCGTTTTCCTGCGGAATCCGAGGCTCATGCAGAAACTGATTGATGAGCGGGAGAAGACGCAGACAACAGCGTTCCGGGATTGGTTCGCAGACAGCAAGGCAACGAACACGACAGGCGAGCCACTGCTGGTGTTCCACGGTGCCGGAGCGAAATTTACAAAGTTTGATGTAGGCGGGAAACCGATCTGGCTGACTGCAAACATCAAGTACGCGGAAGAATACTCCACTGCGACGCGCAGCGTTGAGCGAATTCTGCCGGAGGCATCGATCTACGCAGGGAACGTCGATCGTATTATCCCGGCATATATTCGCGTGGAGAATCCGGCGGATGTTGGAAACACTGACGGCGGATACAGCGGGAATTATGTGGATCTAGCGAAGCGGCTACAGATCAGACCTAGCGAACTGCAAGCCGTATGGGAACAGGCGGGGAAGCCGGAGCTCATGTGGCAGGTGATCAATACGCCGGGGATGGTAGAGATGCTGAAACGGCATGGATACGACGGGGTTCAGGCGGTTGAGAACGGCGTAAAGGCATGGGCTGTGTTTGATTCTGCGCAGGTGAAGTCCGCGGTTGCAAACAACGGAAGTTTCAGCCTAACGAACCCGGATATCCGGTATTCTTCGCAGGAAGGCCGGTATCGGGATCTGATGGGGGAGAAGGCGGCGCAGTATGTGCGGCGGCTGGAGGCCCGGATGGTAAACGAGCTGGCGGAGAATCTGAGCGTGCCGGGGCAGGCGAAGCGGGAGGTTTTGCAGCCGATGGCCGAGGAGGCGCTGCGGACGTTCTTTGCGGACGGGCAGCTTGACCGGGCGAAGCTGAATGACCTCTTTGAAACGGCATATCAGGCGGGCATCGAGGAAGATACGCAGTACATCGAGCAATACGGCGACCTCAAGAAGTTCATCCGGGATCAGAAGATCTCGATCTCCGAGACAGACCGGAAGGATATTGCGGACTACAATCTGTTCCGGAAGGCGGCCATGGGGACGCTGACGATCAGCAAAGACGGATTGCCGGTGGACGTGGCGTATCAGCAGCTTCGGGAAATGGCGCCGGAGCTGTTCCCGGCAGACATTACCGCGCCGAGCGACCAGCTGATGAAGATCTACGACGTGGCGCGCGGGATTCAGAAGGTGCAGAAGACGCTGGATGAATACTACGGGCCGCAGGCGGCGAGCTTCAAGAAGTGGCAGCAGGCGAATTTCACGGAATCCATTGACCGGCTGACGAGCGGGCTGCGCGTGGCGCAGCGGTATCTGGACGCGCAGAACAAGGCCAAAGAAAAGCTTGCTATTCCGCAGACAGCGGAAGAAACGAAGCAGATGTGGGCGCAGCTGAAGGATGCAAGGCGAGTGGTCGAGAAAACGCAGAGCAAGACGCTGCTGACGGAAGCCGACCAGAAGATCGTGAACCGGCTGCTGCGCGGGGAGACAAGCCCGGATTATGTGGCAGGGCTGGAAAACGGGCAGCAGATCCTGAAGGTCTACGAGGCAAAGGCTGACTATGATATGCTGGCGCTGAAGCTCAAGGCATGGAACGCGCAGCGCAAGCAGGGACTGCGGGACTTTGCCGAGCAGGCGCTGACGGAAGCCGAGGCCGTCAAGTGGGTCGACAAGACCATGGGGATCCGATATCAGCGTGAGACGATGGAGCGGAACATCCGGGATATCGCGCGGAAGGGAAAGGTCTCTGACGAAAAGGCCAATGCTTTTATCAACAAGTATTTCTGGCCCGTACACGAAAACGAAAGCAAGCGCAAGAATTATCTGGTCGAGCAGCAGGACAGGATCCGGGCGCTGGGACTCGACCGGCAGGTACGGAAGGGAAATCTGGTCTCGGAGAGCTATGCGGTGCAGTGGCTGGGCGAGGCGGAATTCAACCGGGACTATCTTAAACAGCATCCGCGTGTCGAAAGGCGCGGGGGGATGACGTTTGACGAGTGGAACGCGGCGATTCAGGAATTCGAGAAGCAGAACCCGAATCTGGATCTCGGCAAGGTGCGGGCAGCCGTGAAGGTTTTTCACGAGGTCTACGACAAGCTGTTCCAGGATATGAATCGGGTGCGCATTGAGAACGGCTATGAGCCGGTCAATTATCTGCAGGGATATTTCCCACACTTCCAGGAGAACGAGGAAGGCGGCAGCATTCTGCAGAAGTTCGCAAGGGCGGCCGGGATCGAGGGCGATGTGTCGCCGCTGCCTGCGACGATCAACGGCCTCACGGCAAACTTCAAACCCGGCATCCGGTACATGGCGAACATCCAGAACCGACTCGGCTACGCGACGGCGTATGACGCGCTGCAGGGCTTTGACCGGTACATTGAGGTCGCGACGGACGTGATCTTCCACACGGCGGACATTCAGCGGCTGCGAGCGCTGGCGACGCAGATCCGGTACCGGGCGTCGGACGAGGGCCTGAAACAGCGGATCGACGCGATCATGATGAACCCGTTCCTCAACCCGGACGAAGCCAACGAGCAGGTGACGAACCTGACGAAGGAGGGACGGTATGGGCTTTCGAACTTTGTGGATGAGCTGGACGAATACACGAATCTGCTGGCGGGCAAGAAGTCGCGGCTCGACCGGGGCATGGAAAAGCTCATGGGGCGGAAGTTCTACAACGTCATGAAGAAGTTTGAGTCCCGCGTGGGCGCGAACATGGTCGCGGCCAACGTGGGTTCGGCGCTCACAAACTTCATTCCGATCACGCAGGCATGGAGCCAGGTGTCGACGACAGACGTGCTGCGCGGCATGTGGGATACGCTGAAAAACTACAAGACCGCTGACGGGCTGGATTCTGCGTCGACGTTCATCAACAACCGAAGCGGCTACGGGCGGCTGGCCATGAGCACGATGGATAAAGTCTCCGCCGGTGCAGGCTGGATGATGGAATCCATCGACACGTTTACGACGGGGAGCGTCGTCCGTGCGCGGTATTACCAGAACCTGCGGCGGGGCATGAGCGAGATGAGCGCGATGCAGGAGGCAGATCAGTTTGCCTCCGGCGTGATGGCAGACCGCAGCAAAGGCTCGACGCCGACGCTGTACTCTGCGCGGAACCCGCTGGTGAAGCTGTTCACGCAGTTTCAGTTGGAGGTCAACAATGAGCTCAGCTGGATCTTCAAGGATATGGCGCAGGAGGAGCGGAAGAAGGGTATGGCGGCGCTGGCGAAGGCCATGTTCAAATTCCTCATCGGCGCGTGGATCTACAATGAGTTCTACGAGAGCATTGTTGGCAGGCGCGCGGCGCTGGATCCGCTGGATATCATCAATGATACGGTCGGAGATTTCACGGGGTATCAGCTGCCGAACACGGTGCAGGCGGCGGTATCCGGGAAATGGGACTTCACGAAGGAGAAGCCGGGCACGTATCAGGCGATCAAGAACCTTGAGGGGAACATCATTTCTGAGTTCCCGGGCACGCAGGCGTTGACGATCCTCGGCGTGGATGAGGCGCTGGGGCTGGACATTGACAGCGGCAGGATCGCCGTGACGTCGGCCATCCCGAACCTCGGAAACATCGAGAAGGCGCTGCTGGCAAAGAACGAGGACATGGCGCCTGCGAAGAAGGCACAGACCATCGGAAACGAGCTTCTGAAACCGGGCCTGTATCTGGCGACGCCGTTCGGCGGCGGGCAGATCCGCAAGACGTATCAGGGCGCGACGGCGGTGGCTCGCGGCGGCAGCTACACAGTGGACAACGAGGGCCGCGATATTTTGCAGTATCCTGTGTACAACGACAACGCAGCCGACCGGGCGAAGAGCTGGGCGCAGGCGCTGCTGTTCGGCAAGACGGCGACGGAAGAGGCGCAGAGCTGGGTGGAGAGCGGGTTCAAGTCGCTGTCCGCGAAGGAGACCGCAGCGTATCAGGGCATGACCGAGGGAGGCGAGGACCAGCGGGAGACCTATGCGTTCATCCAGGCGGCGCGGAAGCTGGAGAAGAACTATGACAAGATGATGCTGCTGAAGGCCTATGATATCAGCGACGCGGCGAAGGCAGAGTACTATTATCAGGTCCTTGCCGGGGATGCGCAGAAGGCGGAGATGGAACCGAAGAGCACGCAGGAGCGGATCGACTACATGAACGAGAAGATCCAGGACGCGCAGGACGCGAAGCAGAAGCAGGATCTCAAGGACGCCGTCGCCGCCGGGACCGTGACGCAGGAGAAGGCGATCCAGAAGATCCTTGCGAACGACTACGCCGAGGATGAGAACAAGGCGTACTGGCTCTACAAGGAGTGGACCGGCGGGAAGGACTATACGAAGTACGGCAAGATCCTGCAAACCATCGAAGATGGCGGGGATCTGAAAGCGGCGGCAAAGGAATACTTCGACCACGGAGCCGATAAGGGCGATATCGGAAGTGAGATCACGAAGGCGTACAAGCCGCAGTACATCGAGGCCTCGCCGGAGGAGCGGAAGAAGCTCAAGGAGAAGCTGCTGGCGGCCTATGTGGCACTGGGGTTCAACCGGGCGGATAAGTCCAAGGATATTGACAAGTGGCTGAAAGAAAAATAACGAGCGGGCCGGGGCGAAAGCCCCGGCTTTGCTGCGCGTGGGGTGAATCCGGCGCGGGGGTCTGCTACACTGGATGAAAAGGAGGGATGCGGTATGGCGACGCCAATTCCGGGGGCTTATCCGAGCCCGAGGATCGACAAAGGGGTGCTGCGATGGTACGAGGGAGACACATTCTCGATCGTGCTGCGGTTCGACCTGAAGGACCAGGACGGCGAGGCCGTCACGATCGGGACGACGGACAGCATGGCGGTCGTGTTTCTGGACGATACGCGGCAGACCGTCCACACGTTCAGCTTTGCGAAGGTGGAGAATGACCAGGTCACGCTGAACTTCGACGCGACGGTCACGGCAAAATTCACGAAGGGAAAGTACACCTACGATATCCGGTACACGCACGGCGACAAGACGACGCTGGCGAGCGGGAATCGGGCATTCGTGGAGTAAGGAGCAGGTATGAGGGTAGAAATTCCGAATCAGATCACGGTGACGATCGGCGGACTGATCTCCCGCGGGGTAAAGGCCGTGGAGGTTACGGACGCAGGGAAGCTGATTTTCACGCTGACGGACGGCAGCGTGATAGACCTCGGCTCGGTCATGGGCCCGCAGGGGCCAAAGGGCGAGCCGGGACCGGCGGGGCCGCAGGGGCAGACCGGACCTGCCGGCGCACAGGGCGAGACCGGCGAGGCGGGCGCGAGCATCACGTCGATCACGAAGAAATCGCAGAGCGGGACGACGGCAACGTACACGATCGCGCTTTCGGACGGGAAGACATTTGACTTCAACGTCGAGACCGTCAAGGGTGAGAAGGGAGACACCGGCGCGAAGGGCGAGACTGGTGCACAGGGCCCGAAGGGAGAAACCGGCTCACAGGGGCCAAAGGGCGAGACCGGCCCGCAGGGCGCGCAGGGGCCGAAGGGCGACACCGGCGCGGCAGGCGCGGAAGGCCCCAAGGGAGCGACCGGAGACACCGGCCCGAAGGGGGAACCCGGCGAAAAGGGCGAGAAAGGCGAGAAGGGCGACACGGGCGCGCAAGGCCCAAAAGGAGACCCGGGCGAAACCGGCCCGCAGGGGAAGACCGGCCCGCAGGGCCCGGCAGGCCCAACCGGCCCGAAGGGCGATACGGGAACGGGCTTTACGGTCAAGGGCTATTATGGCTCGGTCTCCGCGCTGCAGGCGTCGGTCAAGAATCCGGAGGTAGGCGACGCCTACGGCGTGGGCGCGGCTGCACCTTATGACATTTACATCTATGACGGCGTGACGAATGCGTGGGTCAACAACGGGCCACTGCAGGGCGCAAAGGGCGACAAGGGAGATCCTGGTGCGAAAGGAGACCCGGGTGCCAAAGGAGATCCAGGTGCGAAGGGCGATCCCGGAGAACAGGGGCCGAAGGGCGAACCGGGCGACACCGGCCCGGCGGGCGCCAGAGGAACGGACGGCATAACCCCGAGCATCGGCGAGAACGGAGACTGGTATCTCGGGACGACCGACACGGGAAAGCCATCGCGCGGCGAGAAGGGCGAAAAGGGGGATACAGGTGCGAAGGGCGATCCCGGAGCAGACGGCGCAAAGGGCGACCCCGGCGAGAGGGGGCCCAAAGGCGAGACCGGCGAGCCGGGCGAGCAGGGGCCGAAGGGCGAACCGGGCGACACCGGCCCGGCGGGCGCGGACGGTACGCCGGGGCAGGATGGCACAACGTTCACGCCGTCTGTTTCTGCAGCCGGTGTTCTCAGCTGGACGAACGACGGCGGGAAGCAGAACCCGGCCAGCGTCAGCATCAGAGGCCCGGCGGGGACACCCGGGCAGGATGGGGCTGCCGGGCCGGCAGGTGCGGACGGTGCGCCGGGACAGGACGGCACGACCTTTACGCCCCATGTTTCCGCAGCCGGTGTTCTCAGCTGGACGAACGACGGCGGGAAGCAGAACCCGGCCAGCGTCAGCATCAAAGGCCCGGCGGGCGCAGCAGGCAAAGACCCGGAGCCGTTTTATGTGGCCTGCACGCTGTCGGGGCAGGATGTGTACGATGAGGATGCTACACATGATAAGTCATTCGCTGAGATCCTTGCCGCCCATCAGGCAGGGCGGCCATGCCGTGCAATTTTGACGCTGGCCGGGAGCACTGGTGATGATACCGTGCTGCTTCCGCTGGCGGAGCTGAACGCGAACGCCACTGACGGGTATGTGAAATTTGCGCTGACAGAAATGACGCAGGGCGATACGCCGGAGGAACTGAGGGTCCACTACGTATTGATCGATTCGACGGACGCTGCGGAGGGCTTCTGGGGAACCAGATATACGCTGTCCGGCGATGAAAAATTCCTGCCGGATGTGACGGCCTCCGACAACGGAAAGTTCCTGCGGGTGTCCAATGGGGCATGGACAGCAGTGACGATCACGAACGCAAATGGAGGTAGCTTCTGATGGCAGAATTTTTGACATTTGACACCGACCTCACGGCAGTCGCGAACGCGATCAGAGTCAAGGGAGGCACATCCGCGCAGCTGATCTATCCGTCTGGCTTCGTGTCGGCAATTCAGGCGATCCAGACCGGTATTACGCCGAAGTTGGTCGTCACAACGACACCAGGGGCTGCGATCACAGCGACGCCTGCAGAAGGTTTCAAGGTGGTAAAGGGAACCGCCGGTGCTGACGGAATGTGTACGCTGGAGTTGCCAAAGGCAGGCACATGGCACGTGACGGCAATGGCAAACAGTGTAAGTAACAGCCAGCACATCGTAATTGGAACACAGAATATGCTTCTGCCGCTATATCACGATACCTTTGCCGACAATACATGGGAAGAGATTATTACAGTGTGCAGGACCGGGATCGCCCCGGACAGCTGGGCCGTGGGCGACAGCAAGACCATGAACATCGGCGGGACGGCCTATCAGGTCGATATCATCGGCAAGAATCATGACGAGTATGCGGACGGCTCCGGCACGGCTCCGCTGACGTTCCAGCTGCATGATTGTTACAGCGAAGCAAAGCAGATGTACAGCACCAACCTGAGCGGTCTCGGCTGGAAGAACACCGATATGCGCCTGACCTATCTGCCTGCGATTCTGGCGCTGATGCCGGCGGAGGTGAAGAACGGCATCCACGCGGTAAACAAGAAGACATCTGAGGGGGGCAACAGCACGACGATTGAGACCGTATCGGACACGCTGTTCCTGCTCAGCGAGGTGGAGATTTTCGGGACTGCAAGTTCTTCCGTAGCCGGGGAAGGAAGCCAGTACGACTATTACAAGGCAGGCAACCCGAAGATCAAGAAGAGAGAAGGCGTTGACGAGTTCTGGTGGGAACGGTCGTCAGCCAGCGGCGGTATGTTTTGCAGAGTCAGAGCAAACGGCCAGGCGGGCGCGTCCAATGCCTCAAACAGCCTCGGCGTAAGCTTTGCGTTCTGCTTCTGAGGAGATCGTATTATTTATAAAACAAACAGAAGGGAGAAAACCAATGACAACAGAAGAGCGCGTGACCGAGGTGGAGCAGCGGGCGAAAAGCAACTCGCACCGCATCGACGAGATGCAGTCCGACCTCAAAAACCTCACAGAACTCACAGCCAGCGTCAAGGTGCTGGCGACCAAGCAGGAGAACGTCGAATCCGACGTCCGGGAGATCAAGACCGACGTTAAGGCCCTGACGGAGAAGCCCGGCAAACGCTGGGACGCCATCGTCGCGGCGGTCGTGACGGCCATTGTCGCGGGCCTCGTCGGCTGGGCGCTGGCCCATGCGGGACTGGGATGATATGAGCACAAAAGGAAAGTGGAGCAAGGGCGAAATGTCGCGCACCATTGTCGTTTACTGCATCAAGGCTCTGACGCTGACGCTGATCTGGGCCGGCGCGCTGGAGACAATCGCCGTGCTGTTTTCGCTCGAAATCGATCTGACCGCCGTGCTCACCTTCGCCGCTGTGGCCTTCGGCGGGGAGCTCCTGCTGCTGGCCTTCAAGCGCGTATTCGCAAAGAAAAATGAACCGGTAGAATAACGAAAGGGGTACACAAAAATGGAAAACATCAAGAAGCGGCTCGGCAATCTGCTGAGCGTCAAATCCATCGTCACGCTCGGCCTGACCATCATCTTCGCCGTCCTTGCCCTGCGCGGCGATATTACCGGGAAGGACTTTCTCACGATCTTCCTGACGGTCATCACGTTCTATTTCGGCACGCAGTCGCAGAAAGCGCAGGACGCCATCGATGCGGCAGGCAAACCGCAGGAGGACGCGCAGAAATGAGTATCAAGATCGGGCAGGCCAGTCTTGGAGAAACCGGAGGACGCAACCAGCAGCCAGGCAATCAGACCGGGCGGGAGCTGAATATCTCCAACTGGTACAATGGCCGCTGGCTCGGCATCTTGCGCTACAAGAGCCGCAAAAAGGCCGAGCGGGCCGCGCAGACGTGCGAGGCGGCGATTAAGAACCGGAACATCGGGTACGACATGAGCGACCGAAACACGGCGTATGAGGCCGCCAGAGCCGTCGGGTGGGACGTGAGCAAGATCACAACGCCAGTGGAGACGGACTGCTCCGGACTTATGACGCTCTGCGCCGTGGCCGCAGGCTGCGAGGCCGTCGCCGCGCTCTACAAAAAGCAGGGGAATTCCTGCACCACCTACTGTATGCTGGACGATTGGCCCGCAACGGGCGATTTTGTATTGTTGATTGGTAGCAAATATCTGAAGACGGACGCCAATCTCCTGCGCGGGGACGTGCTGGTAAGCGAGGGCCATACCGTGATGGCCCTCGAAGATGGAAAAAATGCAGAGGAGGAAACCGAAATGGTAGAAAAAAGCAAGATCATCGTGGACGGTAAAGAAGTCGCCGTTGAACGCATCCTGAAGAACGGCACGAACTACGTCAAGGTGCGCGATATCGCCGCCGCGCTGGATCTCGAAGTGAGCAACAAGGGCAATATCGCTGTGCTGAATCACAAGGATAAGTAAGCCATGCCCGGCGGCGGGCCGAAGGGAGTGACGAAAGCATAACTGCGCGGCTGGCTCTGCCGAAGGAGCTTCAGCATCTCACGCGCAGCGACTGGGAGCGCGTCGCTGACGAGGGCTTATTGGATGAGATCGATCAGCAGATCGTGAATCTTTATATCGTGCGCAGGCTCCCGCAGATGGACGCCGCCGCCGAGATCGGCATCGACCGCAAAACCATCTCCCGCCGCCTGCCGCACATCTACAACACCGCCCGTCGCCTGACAGGAGCATAACGCAAAACACCCGTGGGATCATCCCACGGGGTGCTTTTTTGCTTAGCGGTTATTCGGCAGGTTCATTTTTCTGCATATACGCGTCGATCCACCCACGGATCAAGGCGCTGGGCGTTGTGCCGTTTGCTTTTGCGGCAGACTTAAAATCGTCAGCAAGGTCGCGCCGCATCTTGCAGCTTA